ATGGCGGTACAGATGATCCAGACAACCTGCAGTCATTGTGCTCACCATGTCATAAACAGAAGACAGCAAACGAAGGAAAACAAAATGGATAACCAACATCAAAAAATCAAAGGCTATCGCGACCTATCTCAAGAAGAAATTAACTTGATGAATGAAATCAAAGCTATTGGCCCGCAAGTTCAAGCCGTGATTGAAAAGGTTGAAAAGCACATTGCGAACCAGCGATATAACTGTCGATGTGATGCAAATATGCAGGTGGTAGATGTAGAAGAGGATCGTCGCCTTGATGCTGCAACACCGGAACGTTTTGCTGCTATGGCTAAGACAGACTTCCAAACTGGCTTAATGTATTTGGTTCGCGCCGTTGCTCAGCCTACAAGTTTTTAAATAGGGGGAGGGTGGATTGAGAGTTCAGGACCTTGTCCTAAATGTCCGCCCCCCTCCGTTCATTTTTACGTGCGCGAAATTAAAAATTCAGGGTGTTGACAAATGGGTGGAGTTTCTTCTGTTCCTGGGCGTGGTCGAAAGCCAAAACCGCAGGAAGCAAAACGGGCAGCTGGCAACCCGGGCAGACGTCCTTTCAATACCAATGTGCCTGAATTCGCAGATGTCGTTGATATTGATGTGCCGGAATATCTCTCGACAATGGAGCACGCTGACATGATGTGGCGTTCGGTTATTCCAGAGCTGTTAAAAAACAAAGTTCTTAAAATTACAGATATGCACAACGTGGAAATGTTCTGCATGGCTTATCACAACTTGCGCGTAGCCCAAAAAGAAGTAGTCGAGAATGGACCTACACTGGAAACAGCGCAAGGCAGTACGATTAAAAATCCAGCCTTAACTGCAGTGAATGAAGCATCAAAACAGATGGCTTCTTTTGGAGCAATGCTGGGTCTGGATCCATCTTCCCGGGGGCGGTTAGGTGGTGGGGGTAATAAACCTAAAACCAATAAATTTGCGCAGGTGCTGAATATGTAGCGAGGCCGAAATGACAGCTTTCCCAAACGTTGGCATTGCAAATAAATGGGCAAAGCAGGTTGTTTCAGGAAAAATACCTGCATGTAAGTGGGTAAAACTTGCTTGTAAACGTCACTTGGATGACTTGATTAAGTCAAAAAACAAAGATTTTCCTTACAAATTTGAGCCAAAACTAGCAGAAAAGAAGATCGCGTTTATTGAGTTGCTGCCCCATACAAAGGGTGAGTGGGCAATGAAGCGCCTAAGTATCACGCTTGAGCCCTGGCAAAAGTTTGGTATTGGTTGCACATTTGGTTGGGTTCGTAAAAAAGATGGATATCGCCGTTTCCGTGAAAGCTATTGGGAGGTGCCACGTAAAAATGGCAAGTCTGCAATTGCTGCTGGTGTGGCTCTTAACATGTTTGCCAATGATGGTGAATTTGGTTCAGAGGTTTATGCGGGTGCCACTACCGAGAAACAGGCTTGGGAAGTTTTTAAACCTGCACGCTTAATGGCGGTACGTTCGCCAGACTTCATTGAAGCAGCTGGCGTACTGATTAATGCAGGTAGCTTAGAGATTCCAGATGAAGGTTCTATCTTTGAGCCTATCATTGGTGATCCGCCTGATGGCCAGTCACCGCATTGTGCTGTAGTCGATGAATTCCATGAGCATCCAACATCTGCGCTGTATGACACCATGCAGACAGGTATGGGTGCACGTCGACAGCCTATGATTTTCACAATCACAACAGCTGGCTTCAATATTGAAGGTCCTTGTTATGATTTACGTGCACGTGTGCAGGAAATGCTTCTGGATACTGTGCCAGATGATGAGCTGTTTGGCTGGATATGGACCATTGATGAGGGGGATGACTGGACAGATCCGGCAGTATTAGCCAAAGCAAACCCCAATTATGGGGTTTCTGTTTATTCGGACTACCTAGAATCTCAGCAACGCCGGGCAATTCAGAACGCATCAAAGCAAGGTGCTTTTAAAACTAAACACTTAAACGTTTGGGTATCAGCAAAATCTGCATTTTTTAACATGGAAAAGTGGAAGGCCTGCGGTAATCCAGACCTAAATATTGATGACTTTGAAGCAACGCCGTGCATGATGTGTGTGGATTTATCATCAAAAATTGATATTGCGGCACGTATCAACCTGTTTTACCGAATAGAAGATGATGGTCGACTGCATTACTACTGTATAGATCCGCAGTTCTATTTACCTGAAGACACGGTTTATAGCGGTGATGAAAAGCAGGTGGTTGAGCGGTACCAGAAGTGGTTCAACAAAGGCCTGCTGAATGTATGTGATGGCTATGAGAATGACCTGAATCAAATTGCAAAGGAATTAATCGAAGATGCTCAGCGAGTGTCTTTGACTGAGGTTCCTTACGATGAATGGGGTGGATTTCAGATTGCTAAAACTGTGGATGATGCCGGATATACCTCAATCAAGATGCCCAAAACTACAAAGACATTCTCACCAGCAATGAAGGAGCTAGAAGCTGCTATTGCTGCAGGTCGTTTTCATCATGATGGAAATCCAATTCTTAGTTGGATGATCGGCAACGTTATTTCTAAAACAGGAAAAAATGAAACCGAGTTCCCAGATAAGGAAAAGAAGTTTAAGAAAATCGATGGTGCTGTAGCGTTATTAATGGGCATCAGTCGGGCAATGGTGCTTGCAGGGGAACCTACAGGTGATGAATTTTATGATGATCCAATTATGGTAGGTGTTTAATGAGTACAAAGAAGCCGGGTCGGTTTGCTCAAGCAGCTTTGCGCTTCCTTGGGCTTGATGGGCATCTGAGTCTGGAGCCTGAATTATTAAGGGCATTATTGGCCACATCGAGTGGCAAGCACGTAACTGTAGATTCGGCGCTTCAATTGAGCGCCGTTTTTTCATGTGTAAGTTTGATTTCAGAAACAGTATCAACGCTGCCTCTTAAGATTTATCAGCGAAAAGCGGACGGTAGCCGGGATGTTGCAGTTAAGCATCCGCTCTACAATCTGTTGTGCCGGTCACCAAACTATGAAATGACACCCAGCCGGTTCATGCTGATGATTGTGGCCAGTATCTGCCTATGGGGAAACTCATACATTGAAATTATCCGCAGTGCATCAGGCCGGATTATTTCATTGAATCCATTGCTACCCCAAAACATGGTAGTGACCAGGAATAAGACCAACGGAATGCTGAAATACACTTACACCGAAAGTGGTGTTAAGCGTGAAATCACTGAAAAAAACATGATGCATGTTCGTGGTTTTGGTATCGATGGGGTGATGGGCTTATTTAAGGTCCAGAAAGCGCGTGAAACTATTGGGGCTGCACAGGCTGCTGAAGAGGCTGCGGCCAAGTTCTTTGAAAATGGGTTGCAGACATCAGGTCTTTTATCTGCTCAGGGGAAATTAACGCCGGATCAGCGTGAATCACTCAGAGATAACATGAATAAATTCATGGGATCCAAGAATGCCGGAAAAATGATGGTGCTTGAAAACGGTATGCAATACCACGGTATCACCATGAATCCCGAAGCAGCTCAGATGTTAGAGACCCGGACATTTGAAATTGAGGAAATTTGCCGCTGGTTCCGGGTACCACCTTTCATGGTTGGACATTTGGATAAACAAAGTTCATGGGCTTCAAGTGTTGAAGGTATGAACATGCAATTCCTGACCAATACCTTGCGTCCATTACTGGTCAATATTGAGCAGGAAATTTCACGGTGCCTGATTGGTGCTGCAGAGTTTGAAACCTATTACGTTGAGTTTGGTGTGGAAGGCTTATTGCGGGCAGATTCAAAAGGCCGTGCTGAATATTATGCATCTGCACTCAACAATGGTTGGTATAACCGAAATGAGGTCAGACGCAAAGAAAACGAAGCGCCTATTGCAGGTGGGGAAATTTATACAATTCAATCGGCATTAATTCCGCTTGATCAAGTAGGGACCAATTACAAAGGTGATAATAATGAGCAAACGAAACCTGCTGCCAGTCGCTAATTTTAATGCAAAAGAAAAAGGTGGTGTTTCGCCGTTAGCTTTTGATCGTTGGAATCCTGCAATTAAAGCATCAGATGAAAATGACAACACGATTGGTATTTATGATCCGATTGGTTATGACTACTGGGATGATTCTGGTGTGACTGCTAAGCGGATCAGTGCGGCATTGCGTTCACTTGATGGTGCTGATGTTGTAGTCAATATCAATTCACCGGGTGGTGATGTATTTGAAGGTCTGGCTATTTATAACCTGCTTCGCGAATACAAAGGTCATGTGACTGTACGTGTTTTAGGGGTGGCAGCTTCAGCAGCATCATTTATTGCCATGGCTGCTGATGAGATTCAGATTGCCCGTGCTGGTTTCTTTATGATTCACAATGCCTGGACCGGACTTTGGGGGAATCGCAACGACTTGCGTGAAACTGCAGATTTCCTTGAGCAGATCGATGACACGATTGCTGATATTTATCACGTGCGATCTGGTCTTAGCATGGATGAGCTTAAAGCCGATATGGATAAAGAGCGCTGGATCAATGGGCGTGATGCTATTGATAGTGGCTTTGCCGATGCCTTCCTGCCATCTGATGTGGTTGTTGAAGATACAAAGAACTTCACTAAAGAAAAAGTCGCTGCCCATAAAGCAGATATCTTGCTTGCCAAAGCGGGAATGTCTCGAAGCTCACGACGGGAACTTATTCAAGATTTAAAGGGTACGCCTGGCGCTACCAACCAAGCTACGCCAAGCGCTAGCAATGATGTACTCGAAAGTGTTCTTCAAAGTATGCGTAACGCTACCGAGAAATTCAGCACTTAAACCTAATACCAATTTTTATGACCGCCTATATGGCGGTTTTCTTATTTGTGAGAGATGAAAAATCATGACTGATCAAACTAAAGACCAAGCTGCAGCGGCACTTAAAGAAGTAAATAATCAACTTAAAGCGCTTACTGAAAAAGTTCAACCACTGGCTGAAAATGCTTTAAATGAAGCGAAAAAAGCCAATGATCTATCTGCTGAAACCAAAGAAACAGTAGATAAAGCGCTGACTGATCTAAACAACTTGCGCCAAGCCCAGAATGACCTACAGGTGAAGTTGGGTGAAGCTGAGCAATTATTTGCACGTGGTGGCACTGGTAATCCAGGTGCACAAGTGGATGCTCGTGCAGGTGATCTTGCTGTAAAAGATGAGCAGATTATTTCATTTGCAAGCAATGCAACTTCTGGAAAACGTATCAGTGTAGCTGTTCCCCGTAATGCACTGACATCATTTGCAGTAAACCCTGTTGATGGTTCGACTCGTATTGTGACTGCGCCAAATCAGCGCGTGACCATCCGTGACCTATTAGCTCCAGGTCAAACGGCCAGTAATGCGATTGCTTACTTACGTGAAACTGGATTTACTAATAACGCTGCACCAGTAGCTGAAAACACCACCAAGCCATATTCAGAATTAACATTCGAAGAAGTGCTGGAAGGTGTGAAAACGATTGCTCACATGCTGAAAGCATCTAAGCAGATCCTTGATGACTTGCCTCAGTTACAAAGCTTTATCAATGGTCGTTTGCTTAATGGCCTTAAGCGTGTTGAAGATGCGCAACTGTTATTTGGTTCAGGCACTGGTAACAACCTGCATGGTATTTATACTCAGGCAACCGCCTATTCAGCTCCAATTACGATTGCATCACCGACTCGCGTAGATACTATGCGTTTGGCCATGCTGCAAGCTGCTTTGGCGGATGTGTTTGCAACAGGTCATGTGCTACACATGCATGATTGGACTGCAATTGAATTACTGAAAGACACTACCGGTGCATACTTGTTTACCAACCCGTTCTCACCTAATACGCCAAGTCTTTGGGGGTTGCCTGTTGCTGAAACCAATCATGCAGCAATGGCTAGTAAATTTTTGACTGGTAGCTTTGCTGAGGCTGCTCAAATCTTTGACCGTGAAGATGCAAACGTAGTGATCTCAACCGAAAATGCTGATGACTTTGAAAAGAACATGATCTCTGTTCGTTGTGAAGAGCGTCTGGCATTGGCTGTGTATCGCCCAGAAGCATTCGTAAAAGGTGAATTTCCAGCTTAATTAAAATCCCGAAGGGGCCAGTCGGCCCTTTCACCTTGGAGTTTAGAACATGAAAATTAAATTCTTAGATGCTGCAATGCTTGGAAATAAGGTTTACGTCAAAGGTGATGAGGCCGAGATTCCAGATATTACGGCCGGGGAACTCATCAAGAAAAAATTAGCGATTGATCCTGAACAGGCGGCAGCTGATAAAGCCAAAGCTGATGCGGAAAAGAAAGCCAAAGCTGTAGCCGATAAAGAGGCTAAGGCCAAAGCGGACGCAGAAGCTAAGGCAAAAGCCGAGGCTGAGGCGAAAGCTGAAGAGGAAAAGTTAAAGGCAGAAGAAGAGGCTAAGGCCAAAGCTGCTGCAGAAGAAAAAGCTAAAGAAACTAAAACAAAGTAAGGTCATATCATGCCAGTTATTAACATTGAAAAAGCTATGGTTCATTTGCGAGTAGATGAAGATACTGGCGGTGATGTCCTAGCTAAGTTGAATTCGGCAGAAGATAAAACGGCTCAATATTTGAACCGCTTTTTTTATGCCACTTCAGCTGCATGGACAGAGGCGATTTCTCTCACTTTGGACCAGCTAAATTATGAGCTTGTGAAATATAAAGAGAGTTGCGATGCAGCTAATATTGTTGCAGATCCAGTCTCAAGAAATATGCTGTTATCTGCGGCTGAAAACCTTAAAAAAGAAGCTCAGCGCAATACCAAAATGGCCATGCAGGGCATTGTTATCAATCCATCTATTGAAGCTGCTGTTTTACTGATCTTAGGTAGCCTTTATGACAATCGGGAAGATGAAACCAGTACCACGGTAAATGAGTTGCCGAAAGGCGCTTTGTGGCTGCTTGATCCATACCGTTTAGATCTGGGGGTATAGATGAGAGCAGGTCCTTTAAGACATCGCATTCGTATTGAAGCCTTTACCGAAACCCAAGACAAAAACACAGGTCGCATTACTCAAGCCTGGACAGAGTTTTGTACAGTCTGGGGAAAGCATGAGGCTTTATCTACGCGCGACCAGCTGCAAGCTCAGGCAATTGATTCAAAAATGACTGCACGTTGTCGCATTCGTTACAGCTCAAAGGCAAGTCAGATTGATTCAACCATGCGTCTATATTTTCGGGATAAGTACTGGAAGATTGACGGTGATCCGGTGCCAGATAATGAAAGTGGTCTTGAGTGGTTGACGCTCAATCTTGCAGAAGGTGAATCAGAATGGCATCAGTCGAGTTAAATATTGAAGGCTTGGATGATCTGAATAAAAAACTCAAGCAGCTTTCAAGTCCTAAAAAAGCCAAGCAAATTGCACGAAAAGCCGGGCGCCAAGCGATGAATCTTGTTCGCGATGCTGCACGTAGCAATGCAAAGGCAATTGATGATCCTGAAACACGGGAAAAGATTCATAAGAATATTGTGACCCAAGGTGGTAAGAGCCGTAATCCTAATGAGATTAAGATTCGAGTGGGGGTGAAAGGTGGAGCAGGTCAAAATCAATACTCTGTCAGCACGGCTGGTTTAAGTGGTGGAGATACTCGGCACTTTAGATTTATTGAGTTTGGTACTAGCAAGATTCCAGCCACTCCATTTTTAAGACCTGCTTTAGCTAATAATGCTGATAAGGTCATAACCAAGTTTGTCCAGGTATTTGATGCTGAAATCACCAAAGCATTACGTGAGGCTATATGACAGCACCTATTTTCCCATTACTTAATGCGAGTGATGAAGTTAAGTCTTATCTGGAATCTGGCGGGATTTTACGTGCATTTGAATTTGGCCTTGCACCAGATAAACCAAAGCCGC